TCGGGCGGGATTTTTTCCGCGGACGAAACGACTTCAGGACTCTACACGAAGACGCAATTCAACATGGATATGCAAATGGGCCGAGAACTCTACTCGTCATTCAAGATGGGCACGATGAAAAAGCAATCCATGGGCTACAAGGCGATCCAGGTCGAGTACGTCAAGGACGAGGCCACAGGCCGCACTATCCGTAATCTCCTAGAAGTCGCGGTAATGGAGGGATCACGCGTGGTATTCCCGATGAACGACCTGGCACAAGTCGATACGGTCAAACGCTTTTGGCCGGGCTATAGCGCAAAAGGGTCTGCATCCGGCAAGACTTCATGGCCGCTTGCCGAGCGTGGCGTCTCCTGGGACGGCGGGCAGGCCAAGAAAGACATCCAGGCATGGGCGACGAGCGAGGATAGCGTTGATTGGTCAAAAGCTGCTCAATGCTTCTTCTGGACGGAGAAGAGCCCGCCTGAGAATCTCTCTCAGTGCAAGCTCCCGTTTGTGATGAAATCAGGTGGTGAGATGAAAGCGATCCCGGCGGGCATCATCGCCTGCGCTGGCGTGCTCTCTGGCGCTCGCGGCGGCGCGAATATTGATGATGTAGATGGGGTCAAGAAAAAGATTGCCAGTTATTATGGACGTATGAAGATGACCCCGCCGTGGGAGAAAGGCAATACGATGGACATATGGAGTAAAGACTACGCTGAAAGTTACCAGGACACCATGCAGCAGGATTGGGTAAGCGACCTGTGGAACCTCTGGTATCCCTTGCGCAACGAGATTATCACGGCATTTCAGACAGGAGATACCCCTGTTGAGGATGTGCAAGCAGCATTAAAACAATTCGGCGCGGCTCTGATCGCATACGTACAGCAAGGTATCGCGCTGAACATGACTGAATGCTTACAGTCCGATGATGATGATAATTCGCCCAAGCCCATGTACATAATGTCATCTGATGACAATCCTGAGACGAAAGAAACAAAAGCGGGCCGTGTCATCTCAGCAGCCAATCACGCTACCCTGACGAAAGCGGCTAAGGGCATCGACGAGCATATCATGCAAATCAAGAGTAAGGCTGCTGGCATCGATGAGCATATCATGGCAATCAAGAAAGTGCTGACCTCTGCATCACCGGCATCAGGACAGAACAGACTTTCAGGCTTTCAGGTGTATTCAGGGAATGAGCCATCTCAGCAGAAAGAAGAAGATGACGACGGCCCAACACCTGAGCAAAAAGAAGAGAAGTTTGAGGATATCCATACCCTGTTGCATGATCTCACACTGACGCTGCAAGCTGACAATTCGAATCGTGGCTTGTAATCTGGCTTCTCAGGCGGATTTGTGGTATACTAGAGGTAGAAATATTGTTCGCCTGGCGGTGCGGTAACACCCCAGGCCGATGACAGAAAGGTGAGTTCCGTCATGGAGTATAGTATACCCCCATCGGCAGGTATATACAAAATTACCTGTATTCCCACTAAGAAAATCTACATCGGCAGTGCTCTTAATCTGCACAGACGCGAAAATGCACATTGGTATCTGCTTCGACTAAATAAGCACACTAATCCACATTTGCAAAATGCCTGGAATAAGTATGGCCCCGATGCGTTCACATTTGAGGTAGTGGAACTAGTTTTGCCGCTGGACCCGACAAATAGAGAACAATACTGGTTGAATAAGCTCAAACCATTTGGGCGCAAGGGCTTCAATATCGCACGTGATGCTACCGCTCCAACACGTGGAAGGCCTGTTAATCTTGGCAGGAAACATACGCCTGAAGAGATTGAGAACATGAAAGGTAGGAAAGCCTCGCCTGAAACCAGAGCGAGACAGAGACAATCTGCTCTTGACAGGGGATATACTCCTGGGGCTATTGAGAGCATGAGACAAGCCAATCTTGGTAAGAAGAAACCGAAACAATCTCCTGAACATATCGAAAAGCTCAGACAAACTAGGCTCAATAGGAAACATACTCCTGAAACCAAAGAGAAACAGAGACAGTCCCATCTTGGTAGGCCAAAGTCTCCTGAACATATTGAGCAATTGAGCAAGCCAAAGTCTCCTGAAGCACGAGAGAACATGAAGTTAGCCTGGGTTAAAAGAAGATTGAAAACTGAATAGCTTTCTGCTATACTAGTAGCAGATACCAACGGGCGAGGCCATGCCTCCCCGGTAACAAAGACCTTGAGACCAACAGAATAACGCTTGAAGCGCTGATATTGAATCTACCTTCTGGCATAGAAAAAACTATGTTCAGAGGGTGAGAGAGCAAACAGAAAAGCCTCCTTCTGAACACCACAGAAGGAGGCTTTTCTTGTGAACGAGGAAGTAAAAGACCTTGTTGAACAAATACATCGACTCAACAAACATTTAGACGAGCGTGTCAAAACCATTGAGGAACGCCAATCCAAGACCGAAACGAAGATTTCGCAGGGCGGCCCCGTTGCGGCAGAGGCCAGGGCCGAACTCAACAAGATCAATGACGCAATCAGTAACGAGATTAAGGCATACCGGCAGCTCGTGCTTGAGCAAAAAGAAGCCATGCTAGCAATGCAACGCCCGCCTCCCACGAACGGGTATCGCGGCTCCTCTGCCGGATCGTGGAAACCCCCGGCCACCAAGGCCATTGAGAAGTGGATACGCAAGGGCGGCGATGCCAGCGCCCTCACCATGGAAGAGCGTAGCTACGTGGACTTTAACCACATGAACTACGACATGTATACTCCCGAACAAAAAGTGATGGTCTCTGCGGCTGCTGACCTCGGCGGATTCTTTGCAGGGACAGATCTTTCGGACAAGTTTATACAGAAACTTTTTTTAATCTCGCCCCTACGTGCCTATGCGGATACGCAAACCATCGGTGGTGAGAAGTTGCTTATTCCCTCTGAGGGCGCAACGGATACAAACATCTTCTGGTCTGACGAACAAACAGGCTTCCAAGCATCACCTGATCCGAACCTGGGCATGATCGAGATATTCGCTCGTGAACTGAACGGCTATCTCAAGCTGAGCCGTCAGAACCTCGAAGATTCTGTATTCGACGTAGAGGGATATATACTTAAAAGGCTTACACGCCAATTCGCCCAGAAGGAAGGTACGGCCTTCATCAGTGGCAACGGTGTGGCACGACCTGAAGGCATCCTGACGGTCGCAGCGATCACTAGCCCTGTGGCTGGTGGCATGAACCAGTTTACTGGCACCAGCGGCTCGCACCTCCTCTTACCATCAGACCTGATCTCACTCATGCACGTTGGCAAATCAGGCTATCGCGCGACAGGCACGTGGCTCATGAGCAACTCCACGATTGGTATATGCCGTCTGTTCGCTGATACCACGACCCGCCCCTTGTGGACGGTATTCGGTGACGAGTTCCGTGAAACCCTTTTTGGCAGGCCGATTGTCGAGATGCCGGACATGCCCAACCAGGCAGGCACATTCCCCGCGTTCACCGCTGGTCAGTTCCCCGTCATCTTCGGTGACATCGGACAAGGCTATCAGATTGTTGACCGCGTGGGCCTCACGTTCCAGACGCTCAAGGAACTGTTCGCGATTCAAAACCAAGTCGCATTCTTGGCCCGCCAACGTGTAGGCGGCAAGGTGGTACTTCCTGAAGCGATCTCAGTCCTGAAGATGGGCTAAGGCTGAAAGGAACGACAGAACATGGCAACAGAAAAAGATGTACAGAAAGCGCCCGCGCCAGCAGGAGTAGCCTTGGTTACGACCTCGAACTGCAAAGGCAAACTCGTACGGCTTGCCGACCCCGGCGAGGGTGTTACCCACAACAACTACCGATGCACAGTATGCGGCCAGGTTGTGCATGTCGGGCATGAAGAGTTGGAAGCAAACGGCTTACCACCTGAACATGCGAAGCCTGACTGAGGAGGATACATAGATGTCTTTTATCGGACCAACCGGAAAAAACCCGTCCAGGTACTTCTGGACCATCCAACTGAGTGTACCTGCTGTCTACAAGACCGCGCAAACCGTCGTTGTTGACCGCTATCGCAACCAGGGCTACGGTGCGCTCACGCTTGAGCTGTGCCCTGGCCTGTGGACTGACGGTACGCACGCATTCACGATCAATGAGTCAGACGATAACGCAACCTGGACGGCTGTGGTGGCGGCTGACTTGATGCCTAATCCTGAAGTCGGCGTGTATGGCACAGCGTCTACATTCCTGCCGATCAATGCGGCGACCGCCGTGGTACAGCGCATCGACTATATCGGACGCAGACGCTACGTACAGGTCGTGAGCGCGGAAACAGGTACAACCGGCGCGGCATATGCGCTCCTGGCTCACCTGTTCGCGCCGATGGTCTTACCGGCTGCCTAACGACAGGACAGGGGTGAGGCATGACCGATAGTCTGAAGCTTGATTGGCAAGTCACCGTACCAGTGGCAGTAGAACCCCTGTCGTTGTTGGAGTTGCGCTCTACAACGACAGGGAGCTA